CTTGTAGTCTTCCCTTAACTTCTGGCGGTAAAAACTCTGTGGGCCAGTTAGCATTAAGACTTTCTAATAGTGCTGGAGCAATAAAGTTTTCTATAACTATCTTGCTTTGAGATATTTTAGATTTAGCTATTGCATTTAGCGAATGTATTGTGTAAGGATGAAATTGTATCTCTCCTATGCTTTGAACACTACCACCTTCAAGTAAGATAGGTAGCCTAGGGTACCAAGGTTCAGCATCCATAGGTAAATGTGTGCAACTATTCATTAGTCCACATTCTATACATTTTATTCTGGGATAGTCTGGATCGTACTCCGCAGGGTGAAACGGAATTCCGTGCTTGTCTTTAGCCAATGTTAAATCTCTATGCTGGCTTCGAAGCTAAAGGTGATGTCTTCAAACTCTTCAAATAAGATAGTACTAATCTCATCACCTTCTGTAGGGAGGATCATTTCATCTAATACTATTTCGTATATGAATAACTCTCCTTCCTTGTCTTCGTCTGTGTATGATATAACTTCAATGCCTACTTGTTCTTTCTCTTGGTCATACGCAGTTAATAATTTGGTGGCAACAACACTCTGCACGATATCAAAGTATTCGATAACGTCTTCGTCGGATAACTCTTCTCGAGTAATCATTCTTGTAAAGTGTTTTATAAATGCCATTATGATTATTTACCTTTGCTAAACGCCTGAGCACCAAAGAATGCGGCAACAATACCGGCAACTGCAACAAAGTATGTTGGTGCCATTGATCCTAGTGTTGACTGGGCTTCACTTAGTCCTGCCAAGCTGGCAAAAACTACTGCGAATGGGTATAGTAACATGCCAAATAATGAGAACCAAGCCATCTTACGTTGAGCATCTCTCATTGCATCTGCATCTTCTAATTCTTTTCTCTTGAATTCTAAGTGCATATCCATTTCACCTTTAGAGATATGTCCATCTCCGTTAGTGTCTATATCTTCCATTCCTTCGACTGTTTTAAATCCACGATTATCAACTGTCGGACCATCACCAGCTGGAGCATCACCTGCCGCTTTTGCCTTCAATGCATCATACTCTTTACGGGTCATGCTTACTTCTGCTTTATCTTCTGCCATTTTCGTTTCTCCTACAAAACTTCTGTTTACTGTATGTATTCTACTATTAGTATTTATCTAAAAGATAGTTCTTGACATAACCAGCTTTTAGTGTATAATAAGAGCATAAGTAATAAATATTACTACATTCAACACACACAGTAACAAAGAGGTAGAAATGGCATTTAACAAAACATTCAACGCAGAAGAACAAGCAAGACTAAAGAAACTTATCCAAGAGGGCGATCAAGTCCTATACGAAGTAGACGCACTGAGCGAAGGGTTACGAGAAACTGTAAAAGCAATTGCAGAAGAAATGGACCTTAAAGCTGGAGTACTTATGAAAGCAGTTAAAGTTGCTCATAAGGCTAAGTTTACAGATGAAAGAGATAAGTTCGATGAACTCGAAACAATCCTGGAAACTGTCGGCAAAACACTTTAATTTCTAGGATAGAACAAATATGAGTTACGTCGATGCATTCCACGACACAGCCAAAGATAAAATTTATGTAGCCGAACGAGTGAACGGCGAACGTAAGATTATCACACATCAGCCTGAGTACAACTTTTATTTTAGTGATCCTAAAGGCAAGAAGCGTAGTATTCATGATGAGCCAGTCACAGAGATTAGATGCAAAAGTCTCAAAGAGTTCAGGAAGAACATTGCTATTAATAGAGCAACTGGTAAGTTATATGAGACTGATGTTAAGCCTGTTAACAAAACACTAGAGAAGAACTATCTCAATATTGATCCACCTAAACTACATACATGTTTCTTTGACATCGAGGTAGACTTTGATCCTGTTAACGGATTTAGTACGCCTGAAGATGCCCTCATGCCTATCACAGCAATTGGCTTTTATATGGACTGGATGGATACTATGGTATGTCTTGCAGTTCCACCGAAGACATTGACATGGGAACAGGCAGAGAACATTGCTAGTGCATACAAAGAAGTAATACTATTTAAAGACGAAGCAGAGATGCTTAGAACATTCCTACATTTGATTGATGATGCAGACATATTGTCCGGTTGGAACAGCGAGGGTTATGATATCCCTTACACTATTAATAGGATCGTTAAGATACTAGGACGTAGTGCTACTAGGCAGATGTGTTTGTTTAATCAGTTACCCAAGGAGAGAATGTATGAGAACTTTGGTACAGAGAGACAGAGCTATGACCTAATTGGTCGTGTACACTTGGACTACTTACAACTATATCGTAAGTACAACTATGAGGAACGACACAGTTATAGGCTAGATGCTATCGGAGAGATTGAACTAGGTGAGAAGAAAGTTGTCTATGATGGATCGCTTGACAGACTATACAATCATGACTTTGGTAGATTCTTAGAGTATAACATACAAGACGTTATGCTTATTGCTCGTATGGATAAGAAACTACAGTTCATTGACTTAGCTAATACTATTGCACATGACAACACCGTGCTACTGTATACTACAATGGGTGCTGTGGCAACTACTGAACAAGCAATTATTAATGAAGCACACAGACGTGACATGGTAGTGCCAGATAGAAAGCGAGGTGGTAGTAAGAAAGGATCAGCGGCGGCTGGTGCCTTTGTGGCAACACCTAAGAAAGGCTTTCACGAATGGATTGGCAGTATGGATATTAACAGTCTGTACCCAAGTGTATTCCGTGCATTGAATATGGCTAACGAAACTATCGTTGGACAGTTGCGTCCTGACTTTACTGATGAAGAAGTTGAAGCAAAGATTAGATTAGAGAAGAGTTCATTTGCAGATGCTTGGCTAGGTAAGTTCGGATCAAACGAATACGAACTAGTTATGGAGCAAGACAATGCTCGTACAATGACATTGGATATGGAAGACGGCACAACTGCAGAAGTAACAGGCAGTGATGTGTACAACTTAATATTCAACAGTGGTCAACCTTGGAGCATTAGTGCTAACGGAACTATATTTAAAACAGACGTACTAGGCATTGTACCAGGCTTACTAGAGCGTTGGTATACTGAACGTCAAGTATTACAAGCAAAGAAGAAAGAAGCAACTACAGAGGCGGAGAAGGCATTCTATGACAAGCGACAGTTAGTTAAGAAGATTAACTTGAACAGTTTGTATGGTGCGATCCTAAACCCAGGCTGTAGATTCTTTGATAAACGTATTGGTCAGAGTACTACTTTGACCGGAAGGCGTATCACACGCCACATGGGAGCAAAAGTGAATGAGTTGCTCACAGGAAGTTACGATCATACAGGCGACACAATCATTTATGGAGACACTGACTCAGTGTACTTCACGGCAACGCCTGCCTTACCTGATGATATGCATTTAGATATGGATAGTGCTGTCAGCTTGTATGATCGTATCAGTGACCAGGTTAGTGATACCTTCCCAGACTTTATGAAGCAAGACTTTAATAGTCCAACAGAGATGGGTAGCGTTATTAAAGCAGGTAGAGAGGTAGTTGGTAAGTCAGGTATCTTTATTACTAAGAAGCGTTATGCAATCAAGTGTTTAGATATTGAAGGGTGGCAACCAGAAGGTGGCTATCTTAAAATTATGGGTATGGACATTAAGCGTTCAGACACACCTGAGTTCATACAAGACTTCCTAGAAGAGATACTAGACGATACACTTGAAGGAAAGCAAGAGCCAGAAGTTATACAAATGATTAAAGACTTTAAAGAATCATTTGGTGAGTTAGATGCTTGGAGGAAAGGAATGCCTAAACGTGTTAACAACTTAACCAAGTACACTGACAAACTTCGTAAGCAACAAAACAGTATGCCAACTGGCAGTACTATGTTTGGTATGACTGGAGCCGCCGATGATGGCGAGAACAAGATGATACCTGGACATGTTAGAGCTAGTATTAATTACAATGCTATGCGATTTGCTAACGGAGACAACTATAGTTTACAGATTATGGACGGTAGTAAAGTTGTAGTGTGCAGACTAAAGCCAAACCCAATGGGCTATACTAGTATGGCTTATCCTACAGATGAAATGCAGATTCCACAATGGTTTAAAGATATGCCGTTCGACGAAGACGCAATGGAAGAAGCAGTATTGGATAAGAAGATACAAAACGTACTAGGTGTAATGAATTGGGATCTTAAGAGTGCTAACGATAGTGCGGCATTCCAACAGTATTTTGAATTTTAAGGCGAGATAGATGAACCAAAAATGGAACACACAACCACTAACATCAGGCAGTGTAGTTATTAACACAGGGCTCGGTGGACCAGTAACAGTTAGTCCTATGTCTAGTTGTACTCCCGCTCCTACGTTCACTACATCAGGAACAGCAATAAATCAAGGCACCATTACAGTAAGTGGCTCGGCAAACAGTAGCCCGACTGTTTATGCTGGAATGACTGGGAACAACAAGTGGAACTCACTCATGGACCCGCCAGCAATTAATATAGGCGAACACGAACTCAGTGAAGAAACAGTTGGAGACTTACTAATTATGTTAGAGGTTGTTAAGAATCTGGATGATAGTAATCCAGTTAAAGATATGTTTAATACAATTAAAATGTTAAACAAGATTAAGGGCAAGAAATAACTTGACTTGCCTAAATAAAAGTAGTATAATGTTGAAACGAATTCATTTACCGGAGAAAATATGAATAATTATGTAAAAGACTTTTTTAAAGACGTACTAAGACATACACATGGTCTAGGCATCTTTGAAATGGCAAAAATTAGAGGAACAACCGAGCTTACTGAGATTGAAACAGTTGATGCAGATAAGACAGTTATTGTTAAAGGATTTAGTATTAATCCTGTAGTAGACTTTGCAGATGCAACTATTGGTCTAAGCAGAATGGGTGTACTACAAGGCTTTATTAACTATCCAGGCTTTGATGCCGACGATGCTACAGTTGAAGTAGTTACACAAGACAGGAACGGAACTGAAACTCCTGTTGAAGTTAAGTTTAAAGACACAACTGGAACAGATGCACATTATAGATTTATGTTAGCAGATGTTATTAACCAACAACTTAAAGACATTAAGTTTAAAGGTGCAGAGTTTGACGTAAACATTTTACCAAGTGTTAAAGCGTTAAAGGATTTAGCATACTTTAATGGCGTACAAGCAGGCTATGAAGCAAACTTTACACCTAAGACAGAGAACGGTGCATTGTACTTCCTAGTTGGCGGTGATGCAAGTGACAGGACTAAGATCCTAATTGATAACAATGTTGAAGGCGACCTTACTTCCGAATGGAACTGGCCCTTAGATATCGTGTTAAAGATTCTTAGACTTGGAGACAATAGCAACTTAGTATTAAGTATTAACAATCAAGGCTTACTACAAATTAAAGTAGACAGTGGCTTAGGCATTTATACTTACTTACTACCAGCGAGAAGATAAGCATGAGAGATTTATCCAAGACGCATAGTGACTATGCAACATTTTTACCTGCGGTAAGCGGCTTTATGACAGAGTTGTTAGGCAGATGTAAGAGTGTGCCTGGATATATCCCTGAAGGCAGAGTCCCGAATGGATTTGAGCATGGCTTCGAAGGCATGAACTTCCTGGATAAAGAGAAAGGCTACTACTATTATAACAAAGCACTTTATAGTGCCGGTCATGCTTACTTGGACATAGAGAAGAGTAAGGTAATGGAACACATTATACAAAACAGAGACAGAACTAACACAACTATTGTAGGCGACTCCGGTGGTTTCCAGATTGGTAAAGGTGTTATTAAGTTTGACTGGGAAAACTTCTTCGAGAAGCCTGGTGATGTTGGATACAAAGGTGATGCTGATAGAGTTAGAGGTAAGATCCTCAACTGGTTAGAACACACAGCAGACTGGAGTATGACATTTGATGTTCCGAGTTGGGCATGTAAGCCTGGCTTTAAAGAGAAGACTGGACTACAGAACTTCGACGAATGCTTGAAGTGTACTGCATACAACCTAGATTGGTTTATGGATCACAGACAAGGCAACACAAAGTTCCTTAATGTATTACAAGGAACATACTGGGACGATGCTGAAGAATGGTATCAGAAGGTAAAAGACTACGACACAGAAGGTTGGGGCATGGGTGGTAACAATATCCGCGACATGCACATGGCACTGAAACGTATCATTACTTTGCGTGATGATGAGAAGTTACAAGACAGAGATTGGATTCACTTCTTGGGTACTAGTAAACTTGAATGGGGTGTAATGCTTACAAGCATACAGCGACAGTTAAGAGAACATGTTAACCCTAACATCACAGTTAGTTTTGATTGTGCTAGTCCATACATTAGTAGTGCAAACGGTTTAGTATACACAAGAAACAAAGTTACTAGTAATCAGATGAGTTACATTATGGAGAAGTGTTTTGATAACAAAGCATTTAGTCATCACTCACCTGGCAACTTGTCTAACAATCCTTTCCCTTGGGAGAGTGAGATTGGTAGCAGACTAGTTACTGGTGATGTTAATTGGTATGCTCCGGGTATGCTGAACAAGATCCACAAGGAAGGTAAGACTTCATGGGATAGTTTCACATACGGCTTACTGATGTCACACAATGTATACATGCATATTAGAGCAGTACAAGAAGCAAACAGCCTAGCAACATTAGAATGCGAGAACTACCAACTAGATTGGAGAAACTGGCAGAAGAAAGGTAAGAAACTTAATCAAGAAAGTTTATACACGCCTAGAAATATGTTGATGTTTGATACATTTGTTAAAGAACTATTCACTAGTGATGATCCTCACAAACTATTAGACGATGCTAAACTGTTCTTAGATGATGTTAGTAATAACAAACACAAAGATGCAGACACGGCATTCAACTCCTCACCTACTAGTTCTTTCTTCGATGAAGAAGTAGAGCAACAAGTAGAAGGAGAGTTTGATCAAATGATGGAAGACTCACTAACAAACTTGGCGGCGGAGTTATAGAATGAATGCACTACTTGTTGGGTTAGGAGGCATAGGCAGTAATGTTTATCTCCCTGAACTTATTAAACTAGGCTATACTGTAGACACAGTAGATCCTTTAGTAGGTGGTGCAACATTCGAAGATACAAAACAAGTGACTGACCAATATGATGTGGCAGTCATTTGTACACCTAACTTCACACACGATTCAATTGCTAGACTATTAGCAGACAAAGTAGAAACTATATTCATTGAGAAGCCTGGCTTGCCAAGTTCATCACAATGGAATAACCTTTGCGAAGACCACCCACACACTAAGTTTATCCTATGTAAGAATAACTTATATAGAAATAATTATGGTGCTGTAGATGACTTTTTAAAAGGAGATGAGGAACTCACTGGTATAGACATTACTTGGTTTAGTGCTGATAGAATACCAAATCCTGGTGGCTGGAGTACACAAAGACGTAAAGCATGGGGAGGAGTTGCATTAGATTTGTTCCCACATTTGTATTGTCAGCTGATTAAGATATTCGGTGGTGTTCCAAGCATGGAACGTAGTAGCCACAGCATGGCACAACAACATGTATTAGATGACCTAACTGGTAGTGACTATGGCACATTAACTAACAACGGTATATACAACGTATGTGACTATGCTCAAGAGACATGGTACATCGACGACAAGTATCCTATTAATGTTAGAGCTAGTTGGAAACAAGGTTATGATAACCAAAGTGTTAAGATATATACTGAGAGTAGTATGTACCAATGGAACTTTGGCTTATGTCCTGCAGACGCATACGGCAGTATGATAGCTGTAGGTGTGACAGAACCATATGAATTACACAGACATATTGATACTTGGATACATAAGAACCTAGAGGCATACCATGAAGGTTAAACAATACTATACAACTGGTATGATGGATATTATCAAGCAAGAATATGATGTGCCTCCATTAGAAGTCAATGAGATAGCCGTAAAGAGTGTTTACACTGGTGTTTGTAGTAGTGATGTAGCAATGTATAAGGGAGAGTTTCCTTTACTACCTACTCACATGCATGGACACGAATCACTTGGTAAGGTTTTAGAGATTGGATCAGGTATATTTAATGTAGAAGTCGGCGACTATGTTGCCACAAGAGGCGAACCAGCCTACGCAGAGCGTTACAATGCGCCACAAGGCACGTTTGTTAAGGTTCCTGAAGCAAGTCCTAAGTATATAATTGAGCCTGTTGCATGTGCTATTAACATTGCACAAAGCGTTGGATCTATAGGAAAGAACAAGCAAGTATGTATTATTGGCACAGGCTTTTTAGCGAGAGTTTTGTATCAGTACATCAAGTTTAGCCTAAATACTAATATAGATGTAATAGGTAGAAGTGCAATGGACTTCTGGGAAGAACAAACTAATGTAATAGTTAAGGACAGACCTTCAAAGGAATACGATATAGTATTTGATTTAAGTTCTAGTCCATCTCATTTTGAGAACATTAACGTTAGACCTAACGGACATTATGTTGTTGGTGCAGAGAAATCTACGCCAGTCAGCACAGACTTTAGTAAGTTCCTTTGGAACAATATTAAAATACATTGTCCTAGTCCAAGAGACGATAAGTTTATAGAGTGTATGAGAATTGGTGTTGTAATGGTGCGTGAAGGCAGTATAGAAGTTGCTGACATGTGGACACACTCGTACAATAGTTTTAATCAAGTGCCAATAGCATTTGCTGAGAACATAACAAAGAAGCCTGGAATGGGTAGGAGTTATATAGAATGGACATGATGGATATTAACATGATTATCTTTATGTCGGTACTATTCATAGTAACATTGTATGCCGTATATAAAGTGTTCACCGGAGAAGGTGGTACGAAAGGTATAAAAGAAGAGTACACTAGTCCATCGGGTAAGAAGAGAACAGCGACAAAAGACAGAGGAGATTACATAGTATGACGACAGTAGAAGGCAGAGATAACTTTGGAGAAGATCCTAAGTTTTTTATAGGTATTGAAGTAGAGCGTACTCCGTTGTATGGTAAGAAAACATTGTTTGTTATTGGCAAACAGAACTCTAAAGAGATATTACAGCGGTGCTTAGACAACGGCATTGACCATGCGTACTTAGGTTGTGCTGACTCTTTCCAACCCGGCGAGGATGCAGACCAATGGGATCAGTGGGATCATATAATTTCAGAGCTAATAAAAGCAGACATTTGGATAACACTAGACTTTGATAGTGGCTATGCTAATTATGAATGGTTTCATGATAACGGTTGGACAGACTATAACAAGTTTATACCTATGATTGCTGTTAGGTTACCTAACATTAAACTGTTTAACTATAACACAACTGTCAAACTAGACGACAGTTCCTTTAAAGGAACTAACACAGGTGTTTGGTGTCATCAGTTGCATGACTTGATGGATAGATCCAAATACACCGATTGGTCCGACTATGTTGGAGACGAAGTAATTGATTAATTACCAAAAAAAATGGTTGACATGTGCCAGTAAAGAACATATAATATATATTAATGTGAAGAACTTATGAAGATAAAATTTGAAATAGAACTAGATACGAATGACGATGCTGACATTGGACATGAACTCATGGACCTTGTTACTGCATTTAAGGCAAAGCTAGAAGACTTTAACCAACAAGACTTGGACGAAGAGATGGAAGAATACGAAGAAGAAATCGTAGCAGAGAATCCTAAGCCCAAGAGAAGTAGATATAAAGGAAGGAGACGAAACAGTTGATATTAGATTTTGTAATAATTGTTATAGGTATATCAGTAGGTTTAGCCTCTGGTTATATGCTATGGGAATCAAGTGTAATGTTAACAGAGCGTAATAAATTGAGAAAGTTTACAGGCAAGTATTACGACTTTGAAATTACAGAAGCATTGGACAAAATGAACATCACTAGACAACAGGCTCTGGACGAGCTAAAGGACAAGTAATGACTAAATTCGATAAAAACTTCCACATCAACTTTAGCCCACTATATATTGTAGCGGCTATTATGGTGTTTATGCTATGGGCTCAAGAAGCCAATGCAGACACTAGCATTAGTGGAGGCGGAGACTTTTTTAATGTAGATGAAGATGTACAGATTAACTTAGACTTCGACCATAGAAAAGATTTAGAGAACGGTTGGCAGTACACAATTGAAGCAGACTTTTATACAAGTTATGCAGACAGTGACAAGCGTCAACAAAGTTTGTATACTAACTGGAAGCTCAACAAAGACATCAACGAAAAGATGTATGTACTTGCAGTATTACAAACAGATGCTGATAAGTTTAGAGACTACTCACTAAGAACAGTAGCAGGACTTGGGTACGGATACAAATTATTTAAGAACGACAAGTGGAAGATTAGTACAGAGTCATCATTGGCATATTTGAAAGCTATGGATACTGAACTGATTCTACGAACTAGTGTGTGGATAGAATGGAAGCCCACAGCAAATTTAACATTAACTAATAAAATACTACACGAAAACAGTGATGAGTATTACTTGAGAATGGAACAAGAACTTAGTTATGCGATTACAGAAAGATTTAGTATTGGTTTAGCAAACGAATACACACAGGATTACGAAGATGAAAGCATCTTCATGTTTAACTTTAAGGTGAAACTTTGAGTAAGGCAAGTAATATTTTGAAGGAATTACCTTTAGAATTAATAACCGAAGGTAAGACTTCACAAAGAGAGAAATAAAATGGCAAATGGAACAGTAAAATGGTTTAATACATCTAAAGGTTTTGGATTTATTACGCCTGACGACGGTGGAAAAGATGTGTTCGCACATTTTTCAGCTATAAAAACAGACGGGTATGCTTCACTTGATGAGAATCAAAAAGTATCATACGATGTCGAAGATGGACCGAAAGGCCCACAAGCAACTAATATTGTATAAGGAATATTGATGAGAAGTATTTGGGTAACATTTACGAAGGAAGGAATTCACAAGTATCCTGGAGCAGACACGGATCCTAAACTCGCTACTGGCGGTTGGGACGATGTATCTTTTCTAGGTTATCCTCACAGACATACTTTTTACTTTAGAGTTTGGATAGAAATATTCCATAACGATAGAGACATTGAATTTATACAGTTTAAACGCTGGCTAGAAAGGTTGTATAGCGGAGACGTTATACAACTGGACTTTAAGTCATGCGAAATGATTGCAGATGAATTAGCGACAGAGATACAAGTAAAGTATCCTAATCGTGATATAAAGATTTCAGTAGCCGAAGATAATGAAAACGGGTGCGAGATAGATTATCCATACAGTGATGTTCCGGTAACGGATAGAGCTGAGGGTAGTTGGTATGAGGGTGGTAACCCTTATAAGGACGACAGTCAAGCAACTTATGTTAAGGGACTTGATGATTAATAAACAATTCTTAAGGAGAATATTATGGAAGCACATTTAAAAATGAAAGCGGCATTCGAGACATACATCGAAGAAAGCGAGAAGTTCGAAGGTGGCAACAAAGCCGCAGGTACTAGAGCTAGAAAGGCATTGATGGATATCAAAAACCTTGCTGGTGATAGAAGAAAAGAAATCCAAGAAAGCAAAAACGCTGGATAAATTATGATTTATATTGTTGAGCTAGAACCTGTTGAAACACGCTACACCGCTCAGTGGAAGACGTGGTTGCCTAGGCAAATGAAAGACTCAGGACTGGAAGTTAAAGTTATACAAGGGCCGAGTGATGCACCGCAGGATACAACTCCTGGGGCATTCTTAAACTTTAGCGGAACTAACTATTGGAAGAGCGAACAGTTAAAGACTATTAGTCAAATGTTTGCGGATGGTACAGTACAAGATGGAGATTACTTCCTCTATACTGATGCTTGGAATCCAACTGTGTTACAACTAAAATATATGTCAGAGTTATTAGGTGTTAAAGTTAAAATTGGTGGCATGTGGCATGCAGGATCTTATGACCCAGCGGACTTTTTAGGTAGACTAATTGGTGATGCGCCTTGGGTAAGGCTTGCGGAAGAAAGTATGTTCAATGTATTTGATCATAACTTCTTTGCTACAGATTTCCATATCGACTTATTCATGCAGTCATTCCCGAATGTGGATACTAATAAGATTCACAGGGTGGGATGGCCCATGGAGTACTTGGAGCATTTACTTGCTGAGTACAATATACCTACAAGTAAAAACGATATAGTATTATTTCCACACAGGGTAGCACCTGAAAAGCAAGTGGAGATATTTAAAGATTTAGGCGAAGCATTTGAAGATGTAGACTTTATAGTTGCACAAGAACAAAACCTTAGTAAGGATGAGTATCATAGTTTACTCATGCGTAGTAAGATAGTGTTCAGTGCTAACACACAAGAAACATTAGGTATCAGTTGCTTTGAAGGAGCATTGGTTGGTGCGACACCATTGGTCCCGGACAGATTAAGTTATACAGAAATGTATGATGACAAGTTTAAGTACCCAAGCGAATGGACAGAGAGTTGGGATAGTTACTTAACGCACAAGGACAAGTTGATTGATAAGATTCGAGGCATGTTAGCATTTAATTGGCTTATGTCAGACGATAACGAACAGTTAGCAGAACAGTTAAAAAACGACTTCTTCAGTGGTAAAGCATTGTATGAAGTAATTGGCGATAGTAAGGGCCTTTCAAGAAGAGATCAAAAGTTAGAACTTGAGTACGCTGAAGTTAATCAATCTAAGGGTCTTTCAAGGAGAGAGCAAGTTTTACTAGACCCGCTTAGTGCGAGTTTAAGAAGTGATGGCGGTTTCGATCGCTCAGAAACGGAATAAGAAGGAGATAGCAATGAATAATGATGAGAAAGCAATTGTAGTAACAGGTGGCAGTGGATTTATAGGCAGTAATGTCTGCGAACTGCTAGTTGCTAGTGGATATAATGTATTTAATATTGATAGACGTAAACGTGATATACCAGGCGTAGTCCAGTATCCGTTCGAGATTAATACAAAACAAGTTAAAGGTGTAATAGATATTATTCAGCCTGAATGTGTTATCCATATTGCGGCAAACAACAGCGTACCTAACAGTGTAATTAATCCTAAGGATACATATCACGACAACGTAGAGCAGACTATTAGTTTACTAAACGTATGTGTTGAAGCTGGCGTAAAGAACTTTATGTTTGCATCAAGCAGTAGTGTATATGGACACAGCATTCATGAAGACGGGTCCTATAAAGAAACAGACCCAATGTTTCCAATCAATCCATATGGAAGAACAAAGCAGATATGTGAACAAATAATTAAAGACTACTGTGATGTTTATGATATGAACTACAGCATTCTAAGATTGTTTAACGTAGCTGGAAGTAATGCAGGCAAGAACGGATATCAAAAGACTCCGTATGTACATGTACTACCTATCATAGTAGAGAAGGCATTAACAAACGAAGTGTTTGATATATGTGGTGACGACTATGACACACCAGATGGAACATGTTTAAGAGACTATACTCACATCAACGATATTGCTAGAGGTTTCCTTTTAGCACTACATCAAATGTTTGATAATGGTATTAACAACACATACAACTTAGGTAACAGCACACCAGTTAGTGTACTAGAGCTAATTAAAGCAGTAGAAACTGAACTAGGCGAAGACATTAACACCAATTTAGTTGCTCCACGATCAGGCGACATGGTTAAGACTTATGCAGATGTAACATTTGCTAAGGACAACTTGGGTTGGGAGCCTACAAAAACAATCAACGATATCATTGTTGATGAACTGGCTTGGCAGAAGCCAAAGCTGAAACGTAAACATAATTTATAAGGAACCATTATGCAACCATTACACGATAAACTATTAGTGAAGCGTAAAACTAGCATGACTAAAACGTCAGGCGGTATTATCTTAACTAGTGTTGCTAAAGACAAGCCAGCAGAAGGCGAAGTCATAGCAGTAGGTCCAGGAAAGAAAAGTAAGTTAGATATTGTTATCCCACTTGAATGTCAAGTCGGTGACTATATTATGTTTGGCCCAAACAACGGCGACAAGATTGAAATTGATGGAGAGGAGTTTATTATCCTATCCGAGTCTGATGTGTTTGGTATAGTTGAGTAACATGAAGTACTACCACACCTGGGAAGAATTTAACAGCAACGTTGCAACAATATGCCGGGCAATGGCAGTAGATAAGTATAAGCCCGATGTTATATTAGGACCTGGAAGAGGCGGTTACCCAATGGGAGTAATGCTCAGTCATTACTGGAATATACCGTTTGAAGGCTTCCAATTAAGTCTAAGAGATCATACAGTCGAGGATAATGGCGCACTTGAACAACTTTTGTCTAAATACAATGGTAAGAACATATTAATATGCGATGACATTAACGATAGTGGATCAACACTCAATATAATTGATGAAAGTTGCGAAAAACTGTTGACAATGGCTCCCAGATACTGTACAATATATGATAAGTTGTCCAGTAATTTTGGTAAGAAAGTTGACTATACTGCAAAGGAAGTTACACCAGATGAAGAACAATGGATAGTATTCCCTTACGAGGAGTGGTGGAAATGATTGAATTATTAGTATGGTTTGTTTTCACATTTGCATGGGCGGCATATGGTACGCATGTAATAAGAGAGTTTATAAAGCATAACTGGAACATATTAAAATGAAAAGAACAGCAGAAATAGTAAATGACAATGGCTTTGTTGTACATTTATTTAAAGAATATTTATGTGAAATAGGAATGGAAAAGGACCTGTTTGGTACTATAGATATTAGAGACAAAAGCATACACTATGCAAATGACATAGTAGAGAACTGGGCTAACGGCATATTAGGAGAGGATAATGAGTTCATTAGTAAGCCTTCGTAACCACTTAGTTACCCTAAAAACTAAACATAGGGTAATGGATAAACAAATATCCGATGATTACGACTTACATGTTGATGACTTTATTGTTCATGCAGAGAAGTTAGAAAAACTAGAACTTAAAAGAGAGATAGACACTCTAGAAGAAATGATTATATTATTATCCAAAGAAGAGGAACAACAAGAGAATGATTAGTGATACAATAAAACAACGTATCTTACAAGCCGGCGGCAAGTTTTGGGCTGGTAGTAACATTAGTGAGTACATGGAAGAAGGCGACAAACAAGCACTTATCGAAGAGCTTACACCTAAGTTTGAATCAGTACTAGAGAGTCTAGTTATTGATATTGAAAACGATCCTAACAGTATGGAAACTGGTAGACGTCTTGCTAAAATGTATATCAAAGAACTAATGGCAGGTAGGTACGAACCTATGCCTAATGCAACAGCGTTTCCTAATGTAACAGAAGATAGATACGAAGGCATGTTGGTTGTGCGTAGCGAACTTAAAAGTGTTTGCTCACATCATCACCAGCCAGTAACAGGCGTAGCATACATTGGTATCATTGCCGCTGACACACTAATTGGTCTAAGCAAGTACACAAGGATTGCACAATGGTGTGCAAGACGTGGAACGTTACAAGAAGAACTATGTAACGACATTGCTAGAGAGATTATGGAAGCCACTGGTAGTAATGACGTAGGCGTTTATATACAAGCCACACACGGTTGTTGTGAGAATAGAGGCATTATGGCACATAGTAGTCTTACACAGACTACAGTACTTAAAGGTTCTTTCAAAGAAGAAGCAAAGGTACAACAAGAGTTTATGGATAATATTAAACTACAGCAGTCGTTTGCTAATGGTAGAGGTTAAGTATGATAGAACGTAGGAAGAAAGGTTTTATAGTTTCAAAAGGACTCGTGCCTGTAAATGCTATATGCGAAAGTGTTGGCACAGGTAAGAGCGTAGCTGACGTATTAAAATTATATCCTACCCTTGCTATGGAAGATGTGTTTGAAGCATTAGAGTTTTATGCTCTTAATACTTCTATACCTACCAATCAAGCATTAGAACAGTTACTTACATTAGTTAATGTAGGTGGAGAAGAGATTGTATTAGAAGTAAGCAACATTAATCAAGTAGTGTTCATTAAACTTGTAGAGCTAGGCAGACGTTATTACAGACGTACTAGCAACTTTGCTACATGTATGAACAACGGACTAAGGATTAGTTGCCTAGAGATTCTAATGCACAAAGAAGCAGACTTAGATTTAGAAAACGATTTGTTTGAGTTAGTTGAGATTGCACTAACAGATAGTGTGCCAGCAATATTTGAACAGAACGAACAGACAAAAGAAGATTTAGATTACGACGAATATATAGTAACGAAGGAAAAACATGACTCTAAAATACAGTGAAACGTTTTACTCAGCCCAAGGCGAAGGCTCCTATGTAGGCATTCCTAGTTTATGGATGCGATTCTTCTTGTGTAATCTTCAGTGCAATGGCTTTGGACAAACAGATCCAACTGACCCTAGCACCTATGAGTTACCGTACGAAACAATTGATTTAACAAACATCGACAACGTGTTTGATTTGCCAGTTTTTGATAAGGGTTGTGACAGTAGTTACACTTGGAGCAAACGCTTCAAGCACCTTATTGCCGATAAGACGGTAGAGGAGGCTGTAGACGAACTACAGGCTCACCTACCGCACGGTAACTTTATACATCCTGTAACACTAAACAGAACACACATGGTATTTACAGGAGGCGAGCCTATGATTAAGAAGTCGCAACCTGGTATGATTAGTGTGTTAGAAGAGTTTGCTAAACGTAAGATGAACAACACTCACGTTACAGTAGAAACAAATGGTACTAGAGCAGTAACACCAGACTTAGAAGAGTTTATAGATAAAAGATTTTATGCTACAGACGAGTACGGTGGAATTATTCCAGACGCATTAGGTACGCCAGAGTGGTTCTGGAGTGTAAGTCCTAAGTTATGGAGTACTGCTGGAGAGAAACATAGTAAAGCAATATGCCCAGAGATAGTAGGCAAGTATGCAGAAGTTAGTAATCACGGACAACTAAAGTTCGTAGTAAATGGCTCTGAAGAGAGTTGGAGAGAAGTAGAAGAGAATACTAAATTATTTAGAGATGCAGGATGTAATTTTCCTGTGTGGATTATGGGCGTAGGTGGAACGTTCGAAGGGCTAATCCAAACAGAAGCCACCATAGCCGATGAAGCAATACAACGTGGCTACAACTATACAAGCAGAGTTCATGTACACATATATGGAAATGCAATAGGAAAATAATATGAATATTATTAAAAAGATTAAAGCAGAACGTCCTTGGTCAAGTACCAGTGAATACTTTACTTGGTTTCATTGGACATTGTTTTCAATACTGTGGTGTACATTATTGTTTTCAGTTGAAGCAAGAGCAGATCAATGGTTTGTTGATGGCACTGGAGTAACTGAAGGTAAAACATATCATGGACACACAGTAGAAACAACACCGCCGGCATTGTTTACTTCAGCTATTATCGGAGCAGACAAGATAGGCAAGGATACTATTAGAGTTAAGATGAACGATGGTAGAAGTTATGATGCAGTCATGCTAGGCTGTTGGAATCTACAATCGGCACATGGATATATATTTGGAAAGAACTGGGAGATGGATGCAATATTTGATCAACTAATGCCAGGCTTACCAGTATATCTATTAATAGGTAATAATGTCGAACATAACCCGGGCTGTGTTATTACAAAGATTATACCAGTAATGATAGTAAATGAATAAGTGTAGTGAGTGCGGAGTGATATATTTTACATCTCCATACCACACACATGACATGCAACACATATTTTGTGGAGCAGAGTGCAGTTTAAAATGGCACGATAAACAGGAGAAAGATGATGGCGAATAAAGTACCTTTTTGGATGTTACCCGCAAGTTGGGGACTAACAGGCAAAAGTAAACTAAGAGCAAAGGCTGAGTATGAACTTACAGGCGTTGAGCTTAACAAGGAACTTGCCAGGATCGACATAGACAATGACATTGATGCTCAAGTATCAGACATGGACATTGATGTTGAAGCTGGTAACCTAACCCAGTCAGTACGTGATAAGAAAGTTGCTGAACTGAGAGACGAACCTTGGGTAGAAGTAAAACATATGGAAGTTAACCCAGAAGATGTTAAGCAAGGATACATGGAGTTAGACTGGAATGACCAGTTTGTTGCTATGTTACATGCACAAGGATACACTGGCGAGAGCGATGAGAGTGTAGTTAACAAATGGTTCAATGATATATGTAGAACAGTATTGTTACAAGAGAACGCTGACATGGACTTTGGTCTACAAGATGCTAACTCAGACGTAATTAAAGTAAGAAACGGTCCTACTACGGACGGTCTAGATGACTGAACAAACATCAGCTCAGACTAAGTTGGCTATATTGGTTAACAAGGTAATAGGTCCTGCGATTTCAGACTTCGTGGCAAGTTTATCCGATGATGAGATATTAGAGCTTATGAAAGCATATAAGACCATGAATATTGATCTCATAAAAGACTTGACTTCTGCGGCTAAAGAGCGTAAAATACAAAGTAAGCAATGGACGGAAGATAGTCCGTTTGATGCAATAATGGAACAAGGACTAGACAATAAATGAGCAAAAATTACTTATTAGTAGATGGACTGAACATGTTTATGAGAGCAAAACATGTTGGTGGACGTGGAGATAGTATCGACATGAAGATCGGTATGGCTATGCACATTATGTTTAATAGTATTAATAAGTGCTGGAACAAGTTTGACGGCAGTCATGTAATAATATGTTTAGAAGGACGTTCATGGCGTAAGGACTTTTATAAGCCTTACAAAGCAAATCGTAAAGTAACAATGGACAAACGTAGTCCTAGAGAACAAGAGGACGATGAGTTATACTTTGAAGCGTATGACGACATGGTACAGTTCTTTTCTAACAAAACTAATTGCACCGTACTAAGATGTGAGACTGCAGAAGCAGATGATATGATTGCTACTTGGGTACAACAACATCCAGAAGATAATCATATGATAGTAAGCACAGACAGTGACTTCTATCAACTGTTAGCAACCAATGTACAGCAGTACAACGGCACTACAGATCAAATAGTTACACTAGAAGGTTGGCATACGTTGAAAGACGGCAAGGTAGTTATAGATAAAAAGACTAAAGAAGAGAAGGTACCAGTAGATCCTAAATGGGTACTGTTCGAGAAATGTGTTAGAGGAGATAGTTCAGACAATGTATTTGCAAGTTATCCCGGCGCAAGACTTAAAGGGACTAAAAACAAAACAGGTATTCGCGAAGCCTTTGATGACAGAGCATCTAGCGGATACAATTATAATAACTTTATGTTGCAAAGGTGGGTCGACCACGAAGAGCAAGAGCATAGGGTTAGAGACGATTTTATTCGTAATGAAATACTAATTGACTTAACATTGCAACCCGATGAGATTAAAGAGTTATGTATACAACGAATGAATGAGCAGAAGAAGACGGAACCGGTGGCTAACATTGGCATTCACTTTATGAAGTTCTGCTCTAAATGGAACTTGCAACGTATGGGTGACCAGGTCACTACATATCAAGCAATGTTGAATGGGAGTCATTGATGACCGAATCAAATGATAAAGAGGAAGCAGATGCTGACTACGATATTATGTTCGAGAAGATCAGACACCCAGAGAAGTGGCCCGCTTGGGGCAAGAAGTATATTTATGAATCACCTGATAAAGGTAAGACAGTATACGCCAGAGAATTTGGCAAGCCACATGAAGAAAGAGTTTTAATTAAAGGAGAAGAACAGTGATTAAATTTAAAGAATCGGTAAAACTACAAAAGATAAGTGATGATGCGTGGATCGTTAATGACGATACAAAACGTGTTGGTATCCTACACAAAACCATACAGGATCAATACACTTACTTAGACAGGACAGAAACAATCCAGTTCGCAGACCAAGAAGAAGTAACAGACTTTTTCCAGAACCAGTTTGTGTTTGATGAAGAGACTGTAATGGACGTAACAGTTCCTGCAACGTTTTACATTAAAGGTTATCCTGTTGACTATCCAAGTCCAGTACCAGTTGAGCCTAGCGATGAGGACTACATGGAAGAGATTCCATTGTTTGCTAAGACAGAAAACAGCAAGGTATACTATGCCGCAGGTTGGTACGCTATTAACTTTGAAAAAGGTTGGAAACATGGCAACTGTCCTAAGTTAAGCACACTAATTACATATGGTTACGAAGGTCCATTTAAAACTAAACTAGAGCTAAAGCAACGTCTTAAAGTTCTGAACAAACTAAAGAGAAACTTTGCTAAATGAAGACTGATTTAACTTATACTGAAAAGTTTTTAGTACAAGTAGAACGGTTGCGTGAAGCAAATGAACCTACTGCGGAGTTTAGCGTACACTTTTTAACCCAAGTATGCAAAGAATTAAACGAGAACTTTAAAGTTGATCTAAACGTAGGCATCGAGCCTATTAGTAATAAGGTGGATGGAGGAAGATTCAAATGAAAGACTTAAAATTGCAAGATGTAATAGATAAGACTATACATCAAAAACAACAGTTAAAGTTTCAAGAGAAAGCAGTTAACGACCAGCAAAAATCTATCGACGAGCAGACCAAACGTATTGCGGACCTATTGAAATCCAAAAACGGTGCGTAGTAAAGTAATCGACAGACAGTTTTGGGAACACTCCTGTAAGATGGATGGTCCTATTATGATTGAAAAGGGTCAGCCATGTAACTGGTGCGATGAGAAAGATTGTAGCGGACCCGTGTGGAGAACTGACTGCGGATACAATCACTTTTTTCATCATGAGATCCAATGGCAGAGTAAATACTATGACGGAACTGATGAAAGATGGAACGATGTTGGTATTGATCATGGCGTTCTAGATGACATAAATACTAATGCGAAAGGAAAATACGGGTGGAACTTTAATATAGTTAGAGACCAGAAGATTGCAATGATCTCATTTGAAGACGAAGATGATGCGTTATGGTTTCGATTAAAGCACAGCCCACAGACATAGGAAACAACACATGATTATAGAAATATTTGGTAAAGATAACTGCCCATTTTGTGATATGGCAGTAAACAAAGCAGAACAAATGACAGAGAACGATCACCAGTACACATACAAAAAACTAGATAGAGACTTCAGCCGAGAAGAACTATTTGAGAAATTTCCCACAGCAAGAACATTCCCACAAATCGTAGTAGATGGTAAGGCTATCGGTGGCTGGCAAGAGTTTAAGGACATAGTATAATGAGTACCACTGAAGACCAAATTAGAGAAATTATCGAAGGCAACGATGTTATATTGTTTATGAAAGGCGATCCTTATCAACCTCAATGTGGTTTCAGTGCTAAAGTTGTAAACATACTTAAAGAAATTGGTAAGCCGTTTGGATTTGTTGACATCTTAGCAGACCAAGACATCAGAGCTACACTACCTAGCATCAGTGATTGGCCCACGTTCCCACAATTGTTTATCAAAGGTGAACTGATTGGTGGTTGCGATATTATCACCGAGATGCATGAAGGTGGCGAGTTAGACCCGCTAATTCCATAATATGAGAGACAGAGACTATCTAGAGGACGAATTCAAAGACATTCCTCAAGGTCGAGTGTTAATAATTGGCGGCAATCAAGGAGATAATAATCCAGCATGGGGACTAATACAGTCTGGGTGGAAGGCTGTTATATGTGAGCCTGATCCTTTTGCTTTTAGTATACTAATAGACAATACCAGTCAGTATGCTGATAACATCACAGTTGTTAACTCTGCTATTTCATCAGAGTCTAGTGTGGCTCCATTTTACCTGTCGATTGGTAGACCTGCTATGTCCAGTATGAAAAAGGATTGGTTAGCAGAACAAGATTTGATACCCGATGAAGAGAAGACACAACGCAGTATACTAACACATGCCTTGAGTGTTCAACAGTTACTAGAGCATGTAGGAAAAGACTTTGACTTAGTAGTTATCGATGCAGAAGACATGGACGAAGAAATACTAGATGCATTTGATTGGACGCAGTTAGAAAACTGTAGAATGGTATGTGTTGAGTCTCCGCGTGATGGGTTTAATCGGCTAGCCGATGCTGGATACAAGTTAGTAAATAGTACTGAAACAAATCATTACTTCAAGAATTAACAGACGTTTTAATCGTATTTTTAGATAAATAAGTGTGTTGAGCTAGTATACTTCTAGCCCGGAGACACACAATGAGTAGACCAAAACCAGTAATACTGCTAGAAGCAGTCCATAAAGACACATATAAAGCAGAGCAAATACTTGCCGCTGAAGCAATATACAGTGTATTTTATGAAGACAAGCCCATTAACATGCGTACTTTAAACAAGTTAGTAAGTTATCCCGGACCTAAATATAAAAAAGTTTCGTTCAGCAATAGCGGACATGCTTTTAACCTTTCAGAAAAATTAAACAAAATGTTTAATACGAATAGTTTCACCGTAGTGAGGCTGACATCAGGAGTGGTTGTAAATGAAGAAGACGTCATTAATTCCGATATGTAACGCTGTATTCAATGCTGACACTATCGTTCTAACTGATGGCGAAAAACTATTACGACTCAACAACGTATTTGATGAAGACTTAATCCACAACTTACAAGATCTCAAGGACGACATTGCTCCTAGAAAAGAAGCACGAAATAGACAAACATGGGACTTACAATTAGCCGATGAAGATAAGGAAGCTATCAAGTCAGCAGTTGAAACAGCAATGGATACCAAATATCAGCACATGGGTGTAAGCCTATGGGAAGACTCGGAAGGGTATTACACACAGAAACATATAGAAGAAGAGCATGTCAATGCATCCATGCAAGTATATCTCCCGGCAGACAACTGTGCATTGCCCAACACAGGCAGTATAGTTTACGACGGTATACAAGAGTACCAAGTACCTTTCGTTCCTAACACAGGATACATTTTATCTAATAGTAACACAACTGTTCACAGTAGTGGCGAGCCAGTTAAGGCTGGACATGTAAGACGTAGTGTCTACTTCTACTTTAGAAAATGAATCAAGATAGCCTACAATACCAAATAGCATTCAAACTCCAACAAGAATACGATACATTAACTAAGTATCCAGTTAAGGAAGTGTTGTACATGTTATTTAGAAACATACAACTAACAGACAACAAGATCTCTGGACTTAGGATGACTAAGCTGGGTTTTGGTTTGCTCAAGAGCCAGTATGCTTACTATCCTTTTCTTATAGGAGAGGAAGGAGTACACAAGAACTTGTTAATAACATTGCACAAACATATGATGTGGCCCTACTACATTGATAAGAAACAGTTAGTAATGTTTAGTGGCGACGATGCTATGTGGATGAAGATGTATGGAAACGATATCGAGAAATTCACAAAAAGCATAAAATAAGGGCTAAATATAGCTATGTCAAGAGATTACAGCACAATACAACCCTGGAGTCAATCATCCACCTTACCCAGATTATCACAGCCACATGAATCCTTAAATGGTAGAATAGAAAAGTCTGATATCAAAGGATTTAAAAAATTCCAATGGCAACCTAGTGACACTCGAGCATTGGCACATGATAGTTGGAGTCATACATTCGATGAGCTGTTTTATACAGTAAACAGACAAAACTTCAGAGCAGATCAATTTAACAAGGTAAACGATAAGCCTGTACTAATGAGTCTAGGCGATAGTTATACATATGGTATAGGTGTACGTGATGCTGAGACTTGGCCCAGCATAGTAGCAAACAAACTGGACATGGTTAACTGGAACATGTCAAGTGGCGGAGGGTCTAATCAGGACATGTATTTCATATTCCAGCAAATGATATCCGCTGGCTATATTCCAGATGTAGTATGTATCATGTGGTCATTCAAGGAGAGGAGTGTTGTGAGTAGAAACGTTATCTCACCTGTGGTTGAAGAAACAGATATAATGCCTGCCGTTGGTCCTGGTTCGAAAGCAAGTGGTAGTGGTTCCTTAACATACTATCTCGATGGTGTAACCGACGGGGTTGGTAAGCCGATGAGAAATGATCCTGAGCAAAGGGCTACAGCATACAGCAAATCAATTAACACTATGCTAGAGAGAAGGCTAAATGTGCCAGTGGAACAACGAAAGCATGTGGATGATATACATCATAAAATAACCACCAAGTTCCAGGGAGTTGGTAATGATGTTGAAATAAAGTCATCGGGTAGTACGAGCGATGCACCGCTAACTAAGTCATTGTTATTACAATCTATGCACACAGACGCAGAATATACTGACTTTTTTATTATTCGTAGTGCTATTGTTAACCTATGTAAAGCACACAATATTAAAGTTAGAGAAACATTCCAAGATCATCTATTACATAAGTTTGCATTGGCATACATAGTGCCGGTGGAGGGTTGGAGTACAGGTCCGTATCCGTTAAATCCATACACATTACAAGAGGACTATGCTAGAGACTCTATACAAGAAGGCACAGGACATTTTGGTCCAGCAACACTAGAAGCAATAGCAAATTATTATTTAAGCACATTGCACAATGAACGCAAATTGTACAATGAACAGCCATAAAAAAGCACACCGAAGTGTGCTCTTCATAACCATATAAATTATACGATTGGGTTTCCGTTCTCATCCATAGCTGGTGCTGGCATATCTGTAGGCATAGTCTCTACATTTGGCTCAACGTGCTCTGGCATGTCTGTAGGCATTGGTGCTTCTACTGGCATGTCTGTAGGCATTGGTGCTTCTACTGGTGCTGGTGCTTCATAATGAACTTCATCATGTGCTGGCATAGTGTTAGCTTCTTGGAACTGCTCACCTACGTCCATAGCTGGTACTTCAGCAACGTGCATTTCTGCTTCGTCATGCTGTTCATACTCGTATGCTATTGCGGCTGTAGTTAAGTAGTCATTTGACCAATCATCGTGCTCTGTCTCAACCCACTCACCACCTTCGTAGTTAGTGTTGGTATCACAGTTATAAATGTAGTCGTTCTCGTCCCATTCGACTGGAACTGGCTCCATCCATGTTTGTGTTACTAGGTCCCAATATGCGCCATCTCCAAAACCTTCTGGTTTTGCGTGAGTTGGTGTTGCTGGATCCATGTAATCACCTGTTGTTGGTGCATTGAATGTAAAGTCATATGTTTCAACTGGCTCTACGTGTGGAATATCAATCATCATTTGTTCTAGTTCGACTAGTTGTTTTCTGAGTGAGTATATTAAATTGGCTATATCTGCTCTTGGGTCTATCATGTTATCTCCTGTATATGTGAGGGTTAATTTGCAAATTTCAGTGTGTTTCTGTGTTATGTCACTGTATTTATCGTATTTTCGTGTATAAATAACAGTATAGTATTACTAATACAGGCCCTTAAGGGCAATTAGATGCACTTTTACCAGTTTTTACGGTAAAAAAAGGTTGACTTTGACCACGAAAACCGGTATAATATATGTATATTAAGCAAAAAAGGAAACAATATGTTCGTAATAGTAAATAAGAAAAACAACTCAATAGCAACTGAGCCTAGCAGACGTCAGTCAAACAACATGTATTCTACAGCGGCGGCGGCTAAAGCTGGTATTACTAGAACTATTAAGCATTATACCAAAGCAATTGAACAAGTTGCTGAAGTAGTTGCTAATGGTGAAGCTGAGTATATGGCTCCAATGTACAACATATTTAGAGAAGCTACTGATAAAGACCTTGGTAGAACTCATTATGCTGATAAGGCTAACTACAGAGTTATGGACAGTCAAGAGTATATGCTAATTGAGCCTATGGTTGAGAAGCGTAACATAATGACTGGTGAGACTTTTAAGGAGTCAATTAACACTCCTTACTATTTGTCAGCTAGTTCAGAAACTTATTGGAGTGCTTAAGATGTCAGATTACAAAATTATTGATGTTAACGAGAGAGATCCTTCAGGGACTTCTCTTAAAGGTTACATACAAGAAGATTATTCAACACTAGTTCAAGCGTTCGGTGAGCCACACTATCAGCAAACAGCAGATGCTGTCGAAGATAAGGTTTTCACTTCATGGGAACTAGAGTTTACTATCCAAGAGGATGGTGAAGAGGAATTTGAAACATTCCGTGCAACAATTTATGATTGGAAAGAAGATAGTCCTAGGGTGGCAAAAGAGACACCCAAGTACAAATGGCATGTAGGTGGCGACCACTACTTGTCTGTCGATGCTGTTCAGAAGTGGATAACACAGACTTATACCTCATAAAAAGGTTGACTTTGACCACGAAAAGTGGTATAATAGTTATATAAACAAAAGATAAAGCGTAGGAGCATTATATGAAGAATTTAATTTTAATCCCATTACTACTAGTTAGTACCGTTGCATTTGCTGGTCAATCAGCAGAGATGGAAGTGATCGATGTGCAGGAGTTTTATACTAAAACTAATGTAAGTGTCCCAACTGAAGTCAATGAGCAACAATGTTATAACCAGGACAGATATGCTAACAATGGTAGACGTCCTAACAGCAGAGGACTGCTTGAATACGGAGTTAACGGTGGATTTGGTTCTACTGGTGGTCTAATTGGTACAGCGACTGGAGTTGCTATTATCGATGAGCTTGGTGGTAACGATGCCGCTAAAATACTTGGTGGACTACTTGGTAACAAGATTGGTAACGATATCTCAGACAAGAAGAGACGTTCTAACCATAATAACAAGAACGGCGTACATTGTGAGATGGTTACTAGAGTTGTGTATGTTAGACAACAACAAAACGTACTATCACATTACGTGGTAACAGTAACAGACGGCTACAACGAATATAACATTAATAGACAGGCGGCACCATTCATTGGCGAGACTATTAGAGTGAATGTTAGCGTTTGGTAAGAGCAACATATAAACTAAAAAGCAACGTTATCGTTGCTTTTTTTATGGAAGAAAAAGGTTGACTTCTGCCAGGAAATCCGGTATAATACATGTATATTAAATAAAACGTAGGAGTTTTTATGAACCCATGGAATTACATACAAAGACTAGAAGCTGATAACAGCTCACTAGCGAAGCAGGTTATCTTAGAAGAAGCTCTAACATATAATTGCTCAGAAGATCAGCAAGGAACGATGTCAAACTATTCTGACAATGATTTTATTATGGGTGTCCAGTGGGCACTTGATCCGTTAGTTACATTTGGCGTTAAGCAAGTTCCTATTAGAGAAGGTGCTGATGGTGAAGGGCTTCCAATGAAAGAGTTTGAAGAGTTAGCAAGTCAATTGAAGCACAGAGTCCTTACTGGACATGCGGCTCGTGATGCTATTATCCAAGACATGGAAATGGCTACTAATGAGCAATGGAACGATTGGTACCGTAGAATACTAATCAAAGACCTTCGTTGTGGTACTGGTGCTAAACTTATTAATAAAGTAAAGAAAGATACGGTTCCAATGTTTGGATGTATGTTAGCACATGATGGTGCTAAACATCCTAAGAAGATTGCAGGCGAATGTTTTATCGAATTTAAGTATGATGGCGTAAGAGTTATTGCTATCGTAATTAATGGAGATGCTACATTGTATTCACGTAGCGGTAAGTTACTTGAAAACTTCCCTCATGTTAACGAAGCATTAAGTAAGCCTGAGTTTGAAGGACTAGTATTTGATGGTGAAGTGATGTCAGAAGACTTCCAAGCACTTATGAGACAAGTTCATCGTAAAAGTAATGCTCAGACACAAGACAGTTACCTAGCAGTATTTGACATGTTAACCTTAGAAGAATTTGAAGCTAAAGGTACTGACATGAGTGCAAGGGATAGACGTGAGCGTCTAGTAGAGCTAAGTGGATCGTTTAACAGCACAATCCAGTTAGTAGAAGCAATGCTATTTGACTTAGACACTGACTTAGGTAAGGAAGAGTTTAAGACTGCAAACAAAGTAGCACTAGAACAAGGCTATGAAGGATTAATGATTAAGCCGGCGGACATGGGCTACAAATGTAGCAGAAGCCATGCATGGTTAAAGATTAAGCCGTTCATTGAAGTTACTCTTAAAGTTACTGGACTCGAAGAAGGAACAGGCAAAAACGCAGGCATGACAGGTGCGTTGATAGTCGAAGGAACAGACGATGGCAAGTTCTTCCAACTCAATGTTGGTAGTGGACTTACAGATGATATGAGGAAGGACATTTGGGCAGTACAAGACGCAGTCGTTGGACAGCTAGTAGAGATTAGAGCTGATGCGGCAACACAAAGTCAAGACGCTGGTGACGTATGGAGCCTAAGGTTCCCACGTTTTAAAACATTCAGAGGATTCGCAGTTGGCGAAAAGCTATAATGGAATTGTTTTTATACGAAGCCGTTACTATGCAAATAAGCAAGGCTGAGGACAAGGATGCAGAAGAGAGACAAAAATTAAGTGACTGGATTAAAGGTCAGTTAGGATTTGGATCATGACTAAGAAGAACAAGATAGCAATGAGTAATGCCTTACAATTGGCATTAAAGATTACTGCAACCTGTTTTATATTCGTAGGACTTACATTAGCCCTAGGTATAAAGAACAATGCACACATTGAAATATACAGTTACCTAGCATTATTTGTAGGAACCTTCGTGTACATTATACACAGTTACAGAGCTAATGACCATATGGTATTATTACTCGCAGTAGCAGGGTTTACACTTACTGGTAACTTATTTCTAGACACTGAGACTGCTATGCTAATTGCAGACAACTATGGCATTGCACTCAGTGAAGAACAGGGATTTTTCGGCAAGTACGGAAGTCTAATAGTTAGCGTATTGAAAGAGCTAGTGTAATGAAGAAAGACGGCACCAAAGAAGTTGAGCAGGTAGAGATAGCACCAAGCAAGTTGAATGAACGTGTAGAAGATCAGTTTGCTGGTAGCACAATGACCAAAGCAGGTAGACTTGCTATGGAACTTAATGCTGAACGCAGACGACTCAAGCAAGAGTTAGCAGAGAGTTCTGCCTCTATGGAAGAGCTACAACTTGAAGTTGAAGACCTAAAACCTTCAACTCCCACAGGAACTGTAGACAGTTATGTTAAATGGATCGCTACTATACTAGGTGTAGTTGGCGTGTTTATCATGAGTGCTGGGTTTGGTACTGCTGGACAGGTTTGTTACGCACTGGCGGCTTGTAGTTGGGTGTACGTTGGGCATTGTTGGAACGACAAAGCTATTATGATTGGTAGTGCTATTAGTGGCACCGCCGTGTTAATGAACTTAGTGGAGGTATTAGTATAATGCAAAAGGTTACTATAAACGATATAGGCGGAGAGCTTATCAAAGACACAGAAGTGTACACACTCAAAGACAATAGACTATTAAACAAATTGGTGTTGAGCAGTACTCTACTTAGAGCTGGCAAGAACACAACAGGGCATAGGCATGTAGGACAGGAAGAGGTATATTACTTCACAGAAGGCAAAGGCACGATGGAAGTTGACCACAGAGTATTTCCCATTACAGCAGGCGATATTATTTTAGTTGAAGATGGAGAGTTTCATAAGGTCTATAACACAGGACACTTGGGACTTAATTTTGTTTGTGTTTTTAATGGCGAAAGGAGTCACTAATGAATTATTATGAATCAGTACCAGTTACCTGTGAAGACAATGGCAGAGTTGTGGATGGAGAAGTTGTTAACTTTGCTCCCAAAGAGTATATGACCGTAGCCTTAAATGGAATGCAGTTAAGTATGCAATGGGATAGCAAATTACAAGAGTATAGAGCCGGCATGAGTGGATTAGACTTTAAAGCAGATGCTCCCAAACAATATTAATGCGTAGCCTATACAATTGTAGCATAGTAGCACAAATATGTTTCTTAGTAGTTTTAATCAGTATAGTTAGCAAAGGATAACCAAATGCACACCAACATAAACAATAACAAACGTAAAGCTCGTCAAGTTGCAGGCTTACTTAATAAAAAGAATATCAGAGTGCCCGTTAGCACCGTTACCCACACAACGGCTGAAGTTGCCAAGCATTTCTTAGAGTGGCGTAAACAAAAACAGAATAAAACATTAATTGGGCATAATAATCCTCCCAATTAATTTAATTAATCTATTTAATTAAACATAATTAACAGTATGAAAGCATTTATTATATATTCAATAATATGGCTCATTATGGTTAACTGCATATAATATGACCACTGAACTGGCAAAGCTGAATAATGGGGAACTGGTATACGGCACTCATATAGAAGTAGAACTGTATGCAGAATCAACTAATACTAGCGTAACTCAATACCTTAATCATGTTAACCCTAGCACAGTACAAAAGGCATTTAAATATATTGGCTCAGCTATGTGTGATCCATACAGCATA